ACCAAAAAGAAAACCACTCAGCGAAAGCGTTAAAAAAACACTGAAAAAGAAAGCTGAAAAAAGCCGCTTTTCTTATACGCAATTAGCTGCTGTTTACCGCAGAGGGCAGGGAGCATATCTTGGTGGCGGATCAAGAAATGTGTCAATGGCAGCTTGGGCGATGGGAAGAGTTAATAGTTTTATAACAGGAAAAGGCGGTGCAAGAAAGGCTGATGCTGATTTAATTAGAAAGAAATGAAGAAAAAAGCACTAACGATTAGACAAAAAAATGCTTTAAAGCGTCATAAGTCAACTCATGGACATACAAAAGCACACATGGATGAGATGATAAAGGCCATGCAAGCTGGTAAAACATTTACTGAAGCTCACAGGCTTGCCATGAGGAAAAAAGGAAAATGACAATCAAAAGAGGTGGACATACTTTTGCTGGTGTTGATAAACCAATACGGACCCCAAATCATAAAAGTGGAAAGTCACATGCGGTTGTTATAAAAAAAGGCGATGGGTTTAGATTAATAAGATTTGGAATGCAAGGAGCAAAGACAAAGCCTCCAAGAAAGGGTGAGTCAGGGGCAGATAAAGCTAAAAGACGCTCTTTCAAAGCTCGTCACGCAAAAAATATTGCAAAAGGTAAGACAAGTGCGGCTTATTGGGCTGACAAAGTAAAGTGGAGTTAGTATATTAATAATTATTAAGATTTTTAAATGTCTGAAGAACCAATTAAGCCAAATCCATCTCCAGAACAATTTGCAGCTTTACAAGAAGAGCTACAAAAACTGAAAGCAAATAATGCTAAGTTACTTGATCAAAATATAAAAGCAAAAGAAGCTGGTAAAGCTATCCCTCCTGATGTTGACGTAAACGCTCTAATTGCTTTTAAGCAAAAAAAAGAACAAGAAGAATTAGAAGCAAAAGGCAGATATGATGAGGCGATAGCAAAACAAGCCCAGCAATTTAGAGATGCGGAGGCTGCTTACAAAGAACAAATAAGTAAATTTGAAATTAGACAACGAGAGTTAGAAATTGAAACGCCTGCAATTACTGCTTTGGCAGACGTTGTTCACGATCCTCAATATGCACTATCTCAAATTAATAAAGAGCAGTTAGCAAGAGAACCAGATGGAACCGTTGTTATTGTTGATGGATATAATAGAACTCCTGTAAAAGATTGGGCTCAACAAAAAATGCCTCAGTGGGTGCAAAAAAACCCAAGACCTCAAGGAGGTGGAGCCACAACAACAAAGGTTCAGACTGAGTTTGTCACAAATGAAAAAAATCCATTTGCACCAGAATCTTTCAATTTAACCGAGCAAGCCAGAATATACAGGACAGATATTAATAAATACAATATGCTCAAAAACGCAGTTAACGGTTAATATAAAGTTAACTTGTTTGTATAAGTTAGGTGTTGTCACCGAATAGTAAAAATCATTAGTACATTTTTTAATGGCTACATTAAGAAGTGATTTAATCATCCCTGAGGTTTTTACACCCTATCTGATTGAAGAAACAACTCAAAGAGATAGTTTCTTACAGAGTGGGGTCGTGCAACCTCTAGCTGAATTAAATCTGTCCGCAGAAAGAGGCGGTGACTTTGTAAAGATTCCTTTTTACAAGGCAAACTTATCTGGCGACTTTGAAGTTTTATCTGATAGCACTTCATTAACTCCAGCAAAAATTACAGCTGATAACCAGATCGCTGCTGTTTTACACAGAGGTCGTGCTTTCAGTTCAAGAGATTTAGCTGCACTGGCAGTTGGTGGTGGACCTGATCCAATGGCTGCTATTGCTCAAAAAATGGCAGCTTACGTAAACAACCAGAAGCAAAAGGATTTATTCTCCTGTTTAACTGGTGCATTTGGTTCAATAAACGCAAACGACAGCAACTCTGCTTTATTTGCATTAACTATTGATTCTGAATCAGGTGATACTCCAACAACTCTTAGTCCAAGACACGTTGCAAAGGCTCAGGCTTTGTTAGGTGATCAAGGCGATAAATTAACTGCAGTTGCAATGCACTCAAAAGTCTTTTACGACTTAGTTGAGAGAAATGCAATTGACAGAATTTATGATAATACAGGTGCTCCTGATACTTCAGCCACAGGCGGTAGCACAGTTAGAGCATTTGATGGACCCACAGCTGTAAATACATTTATGGGTCTAAATGTTATCGTTTCTGACGATGTCCCTACAACTGGATCTGGTTCTTCAACTGAATATTCAACTTTCTTCTTTACACAAGGAGCAGTTGTAACAGGAGAGCAAGCCCCAATCAGAACACAAACTGATAGAGATATTCTTGCTTTGGAAGAGGCAATGGCTGTGGATCTTCACTACATCTATCACCCAGTCGGTCTTAAATACGCAGTATCAACTGTAAATCCAAATCGCACAGTTTTGGAAACAGTTGCTTCTTGGTCGAAAGTGTATGAGACAAAGAACATCGGTATTGTTCGTGCAACTAACGTTTCTAATCAGGATTAATTATGGCTTCTTTATTTGAAGTAACTGCTGGTTCTTTAGTTGGACCCACAGGCGGTGGCACAGTAACTCAGGCCACAAACAAATCAACAGGTGTAACTCTAAATACAGAGTCTGGTCAAATCACAATGAACAATGCTGCTTTAGCCGATGCTGCTGAAGTATCTTTTACAGTTACAAACAGCAAAATCGCTGCAACTGACGTTGTGGTTGTGAATCACGGTTCAGCTGGAACTGCTGGTGCTTACATCGTAAGTGCTAATGCAATTGCTGCTGGTTCTTTTGCAATCACAGTTTCTAACGTATCTGGTGGAGCTTTAAGTGAAGCTATCGTTATAAACTTTGTTGCTCTCAAAGGAGCATCTAGCTAAATGGGAATGTACGCTTTTAGGCGTATGAGAGAGAGAAATGAGGCTGCTCAAAAGGCAGCTTCATTAACTCTTACTCATGAAAAGCCAAAACCAAAACGCAAGTCACAAAAGGTATCTGTAGATGGCAATCACAATCGTAGCGACAGTCGGTGATGCTTCAGCAAATAGCTACGTCACTTTAACTCAGGCTCAAGCTTTTATAGATGGCCTTACGGAATCTGATGATGTGGTTGCTTGGGGAAATAGCACAGACGATCAAAAAAACAGAGCTTTATTTAGCTCGACTCAAAGAATTGATCGGGAGAAATTTCTAGGAGCAAGAGTTAATGATACTCAAGCTTTAGAATGGCCAAGATCTGGTGTACGCAAACCAGACACTTACACCAACCTTTATGGCTTATCTTTTCCTAATAGATTAGTTGCAGATTATTATCTTGACACCGAGATTCCTGATCGTGTAAAACACGCACAAATTGTTCTTGCTGTTTATCTGAACAATAATAAAAATGGAATTGGCTTAAGTGGACTTGAAGATTTTGCAGCTGTTAATATTGGTAATATAAACATAACTCCACGATTTTATGGAGCAACTGGTATTGATCGCATTCCACCCATAGTTGATCATTACTTGATGGGCATTAGAATAGGTGGAAGAGCAAACTTATCAATCAAGAGGTCATGAAAATGGGTTACGGATACGATTATCCAGCAGCAATCATTATTACAGATACAAATGCCCATACAGGCAGATTCGGTAAGGTTCATGCTTTAAAAGATTCAGAAGCTACTTTTGTTGCTGAAAACATAACTGAAAATGGTTCTTCCACAATAAACGGAATAGAAATGAAAGCTTCAACAGAAGTTTGTGGGGTTATTACAAGTATCACTCTTGCAAGTGGTCAGGTCATTGCTTATTTCTTATGAGTATCGCAAACGCACTTAAAAAAGCTGCTTCAAGTTCGATCAAAGCACTTGGAGGAGATATCACCTACCGAAGAGTTACAACTGGAATATATAATCCTACCACTGGCTCAATGAGTGAAGTTAAAACAGACGTAAGTTTAAAGGGCGTTGTAAGCAACGTATCAAGATCAGAGATAACTGACCAAGTTTCAAGTCAAGATAAACGTCTTACTATATCTGCTGGAGATATAACTTTTACTCCAACAACCTTCGATCGTGTTGTTATAAGTGGTACTGAATATAAAGTGGTTCAGATCGATACAAATGAACAGGGTAATACAGCAATCAGCTTTGATATTTTTTTAAGGTAGTCATGACTAGACAAATTAAAGTAGACCAAATTGATGATGTTTTTAGAGAAGCAGTTCAAGAATTGGTACAAAAAACAACTTTGCGATGGACAGAACTTTCAAAAAAAGCTACACCTGTTGGGGAAACTGGTAATTTAAGAAGAGGTTGGAATACTGATATAAGAAAATATAAAGGAACAATAATAAATATTGTTGAATATGCTGAACCTGTTATTTTTGGTACTCCATCTTCATTGCCTCCTAGTTGGCAGGGCAAATATAGAACAAGACAACAAACAATAAAAGGTTTTCCAAAATTACAAGCAAAACAATTAACCACACAATATATTCCGCAAGAATTAGCAAGAATAATTAGGAGAAGTTAATGGCAGCAGTAGATTTAAATACAGTAAGAAAAACTATTGAGAAACGTATAAATGATGAGTTTAGGATAGGGCCATCAATTCCACTTGTTTTTAACAATACTCCTTTTGATGCTTCTACTGTAGATAAATACATTCAATGCGTCACTAGCTTTGGGGCAAGTCAATACCTCACGCAAGAAGCACCAAATTCAAGCACAACTGCAACTAATTTAATTGTAGGTCTTATTACTTTTGACATTTATACAAAGCAAGGTATTGGTGCTGGCGATAATTTTGCTATATGTAAAAGACTAAGAAATTTGTTTAATAGAATAACTGTTTCAGACGTGAGGTTTGATGCTCCTGAAGGTCCTGAAATATTACAATCAAGTCCAGAAGGCAAATTTCAAACACAGATTAGTATTACATTTGAAATATATGAAGCACTTACACCATGACTGAGATTACTGAAGAGATGCTAAACGCTATTGAGGCAGTTAAAGGAAGAAGAGAACCACAATATTGGGATCCACAATGCAGAAGATATATGGAAAAAACTAAGAAGGCTGTAAAAAAACAAAAAAAAGGTTAAACTGGTTGTAAATCTTTCTTTTTATTGTTATGGCTGCTGTAAAAGGTGATGTTGGGCAAGTCAAATTTGATGATGGTGGCTCTTCCGTAAACCCTGTTCTTGGTACTAGATCATGGTCAATGTCAATTACTAAAGACACACAAGAAACTACTGTGCAAGGAGACACCTTTAAAAAATATATTGGTGGACTCATAGAAGGCGAAGGCACTGCCGAGCTGGTTTACGACAACGCTGCATCTGGTGAAACTGCAACTTTTGTTGATGGTGTATTAACAACTGGTGATGCTGGAACTGCATCTTTTGAACTTTTCCCAGATAGTGCAAGTGGTTCTGCAAAGATAAGTTTCAGTGGGCTGATAACAAGCTTTGAACAAAGTTCAACTCTAGGTGATGTAAACACTATTAGCATTACATTTAAACCAAGCGGTACTATAACATCAGCTATCTAATTATTTATGGCAAGTCAAAGAACCGCAGACATTCTTCTTGATACATTCAAAGATGAAATGGTTACAAGAAGAAAATTTGAGGTCAAAAACTCTGAAGGAGAAGTTAAAGCAACTTTGTATTTTAAACCAATAACAAGGTATGCAAGAGTTAGGGCTCAACAATTAGCTGGATCCGATGATGCCTTAGTAATTTCAACTCAACTTCTTTGCCAAATGGCTGAAAAAGAAGATGGAACTCCAGCTTTTGACATGTCAGATGCACCTATACTGCAGAGATCTTTGCCAGAAAAAGTTTTAAATGATCTTGAATTATTTTTAAATAATATAGAAATTAATGTTGATACTGCAAAAAAAGAATAAAGGGGGACAACTGGTTAAGATTTGAGTTTTTCCTAGCAACAGAACTTGGTAAAACAGTTGAGGAACTTAGAAAAAGTTTGTCTGAAGTTGAATTGTATTATTGGGCTGCATATTATGAAATCAAATATGACGAAGAGAAAAAGTCATTATTACGCCAAAAGCATTATTCAGGCTAATATATAAGAAAGTCTTTTTTATTTGTGGCAGAGGCAGTTGTTACCTTAAGAGTTGATGCCACCAGTGCTACAACTGCGTTAAGGAATGTACAGAATCAAACTAATAAATTATCAAATGCATCAAGAGGTGCAACAAAATCTTTGCATGGGACATCTGCTGCGGCAAAAGGATTAGGTGCTTCGTTGGCAGCTTCTCTTGGACCATTACTGAGTATAGGTGCTGCTTTTGCAACTGTAAGTAATGCATTAGGAACTTTTACAGCAAGAGATAGAGACATAAAAATACTTGAACAGGGTTTAAGAAATTTAGGTGCTGGTGCAACAACATTAAATGAATTACAAGAGGCTGCAGATAAATTTGGTAAAACTACTTTATTCAATGAAGAAGATTTTACAAGAGGTTTTAACTTACTAACAAGTTTTAGAAATATTGGTGTTGATGCTTATGAACGAGTTGCACAGTCAGCCGCAGATATTGCACAGGTAAACCAAGTTGATGTCAGTACTTCTTTCATGCAACTTGCAAAAGCTCTGCAAGATCCAGAAAGAAATTTATCTAACTTAAATCGTTCAGGTATTGCATTTACCAAAACCCAACAAGATGTAATTAAAGAGTTAATGAAAACAAATCGTGTTGCGGAAGCCCATGCGATGATTTTAGATATTGTAGATGAAAGCTATAATCAGTTGGCTCAAGCTGCTGCAGGTGGTTTTGCTGGTTCAGTTGATACGCTAGGTGAATCTTTTAGAGATTTTAGTGAAACTTTAGGCAAATTATTAGTTCCAGTCATTGAACCTGTAGTAAAAGGTTTGACGCAACTTTTAAATTTTTTAAATACAGAAGGTGGTCAGGCAGTTATAATTTTGACCACATTAGGTGGTGCAGCAAAGGCACTTTCATTAACTTTGCCATTGTTAACTGCTGCAACTTTAAAATTAGCGGCTGCTGGTGGTGTATTAGCTGTTTCTTTAAATGCTTTACCTTTTGCTGCTCTTGCAACAGCTGCTGGTTTACTTACCACACAAATAATAAAAACTAGAAATAGTCAAAAAGAATTAAATGACGCAATAAAAGAAGGTGCAAGTGAAGATGTTGCGGCAGCTTTAGAAAAACAAAAAAAGCTTTATAAAGAAATTGATGAAAGGTTACAAAAAACAACTGGCAGATCAAAAAAAGCTTTAGAAGATAAATTAAAAGATATTCAAGCAAATATTGATGCACTTGAAGCTAGAGATGCAGTTCTTGTAAAAGAACAAGAAATTACTGCTGAAAAAGAAAAACAGAATGAAGAAGCAAAAAAAGCCGAAGAGGCTATTAAAAAACAAGATGAAGCTGCAGCAAAATTAAAAGAAAGATTTATGGAAATAGGTAAATCTGTTGAAGAGGGTATAGTCCAAAACTTAACAGATGCTGTGATGGGAACAAAATCATTAGCTGAGGCAGCAAAAGCTGTTTTAGACGATTTAAAAAGACAACTGATCGAACTTGCAATGCAGCAAGCAGTATCTGGTCTTGGTAACTTTATAGGAAATGCACTTGGTAGTGTAGTTGGAGGTGCTTTTGGTGGTGGTGGTGAAAGTTTTACAACTCAGGGAGGTAAATCTTTAACAACTGCTTCGGGAACAAATATTGGAAAAATTGGTTTTATGCCGTCAAATCCAGCTTTTAAAGGAGCAAAAGCAAAGGGTGGGCCAGTAACTGCTGGTGATAATTTTTTGGTAGGGGAAAAAGGTCCAGAAATTTTTACACCCTCTAGAGGTGGAACAATTATCCCAAACAAATCTCTTGGTGGTCAATCTATAGTGAATAATATAAATATTAATGTTGATGCCTCTGGCACATCTGTACAATCAGACGAAGATCAAGGAAACGAATTTGGTGAAAGGTTAGCATCAGCAGTGCAAGCTGTTATTGTAAATGAAAAAAGAGTTGGAGGTTTATTAGCTTAATGGCTGCTTTTCCTATAACAAATCCAAGATATGGTTTTACGGTTACGAGAAAACCAAAAATGAATATTATAAGTTTTGGAGATGGATTTCAACAGCGTTTGACAAAAGGACTAAATCAAAACCCAACATCATTAAATCTAAAATTTTCGTTATCACAAACACAATCGACAACAGCAATTACTTTTTTAAATGAACGAATAGAGGATGGCGAATCTTTTACATTTACCATTCCAAATGAAAGTGTAACTAAAAATTTTATCTGTTTAAAATATAGTACTGGGATTCCATTCTTAAATCGAGTTGATTTAAACTGTGTTTTTGAGGAGGTGTTTGAACCATAATGGCAATACCATTTGCTGAACTCAATAAAATTAATCCTAGTTCAGTTATTGAATTATTTGAACTTGAATTAACTGTTGGGCTTCATATTCCAACTGGTAACCCTAATAATTTAGATACTGTTTTTCGTTTTCATGCTGGTGCTAATTTAAATAACTTTGGTGAGATAAGGCTCAATGGCAACAGTTATCAAAGGGTTGCTGTAAAAATAGAAGGTTTTGAAGATACAGGTACTGGTACAATTCCAAGACCTACTCTGACTTTTAGTAATTTAGGTGGTATCACAAAAGATGGAACGGTTATGACCATGAGTGATTTTTTAAATATTGTAAATCAAGTTACTGCTGGCAATGATCTTCTAGATGCAAAAGTAACTAGGATTTTGCCATTGGCTTCAGCATTAGATGATATAAATTTTGCTACTGGCAGCAACCCCTTTAATACTGGTGTAGATACTTCAAACGGAACAAGTGATAAATTACTTGATAGAGTTTATTTTATTGATCGCAAAGGTGTAGAAAATAGACAGATTGTACAATTTGAACTTGTAAGTATTCTTGATATGCAAAATAAAAGAATCCCTGTAAGAGTTGTTACAAGAGAATTGTTCCCTGCTGCTGGTTTATTTATATAATGACTTGCAAATCATGGATCACAGAGGCATACAGACACGCTACGGAATGCTATCCAGAGGAATGTTGCGGTTTACTTTTAGATATAAAAGGAGTGCATACTTATTGGAAATGTAAAAATATATCAAAGGCATATAAAGAAGAATCATTTGTAATAGATCCTTTAGACTGGGCAGATGGGGAAGATCAAGGAGAAGTTTTAGGTATTGTTCATAGTCACCCTGACGGTTTGTTGGAATTTAGTAATACTGATAAAATTAGTTGTAAATATAATGATTTGCCTTTTTATCTTGTAGATCCTAAAACAGAATCATATATTAAATTAAATCCAGAAGAGGTTGATGATTAAATTAAAAGTTTATGGTCGTTTAAGAAAATTTTTAGGTAAGGCTGAATTTGAAATAAATGCAGTCACACCTAAAGAGGTTATCAGTTTTTTGGTAAATAGTTTTGATGGTATTCAAGAACACATTGAGAAACAAGAATACTGTATTATGGCTGGCAAAATTAACGTCACAGAAGATTTGATAAATTTAAAATTACAAGATGAAATAAAAATTATTCCTGTAGTGCATGGAGATATATTATTTTTATTTGCTGGTGCTGGTGCTTTGTTTGCAGGAGCTACAATATCAGCGATGACAGGAGCAATAGCAACTTTTATTGGAGGAGCTTTGACATCTATTGGTATTAATATGCTAATAGGCGGGGTAACTAATATGTTGTTTCCACCACCAAAACCGCCAAGTAATAAATCACAAGAACAAGACCCTAGTTTTATATTTAATGGAACAGCAAATATTAGCAAGCAAGGTGTACCTATTAATATTTTATATGGGGAACTTTTAGTAGGGTCAAATACTATCTCAGCAAATATTGATACTCACCAAAAACAAAATAACGACTAATGCCTTCAAAGTTACCACCAACAATACCAGTACAAACAGAGTCGCCCTCTGCAGCCATCGCAACAGCTGCTGGTGATGCAATAGTAGCTGCAAATGCAAAACAACCAAATGGAGCTTTAAAATCCAAAGATTTTTTAACTACAGTTGATATTTTAAGTGAAGGCGAAATAGAGGGCAGTGCAACAGCTAGTAAGATTGGAGAAACAGACAAAACATCTACAGCTTATAAAAACTGTCTTTTGAAGGATTTATTTTTAAATAATCAACCTGTCTTAGTGTCAGATGCTGATGTAACTAATCCTAATAATTCAGATTTTAATTTTGATCATGTGATTTTTAGATTTCAAGAAGGCACAGCTAATAATGAAATATTGCCAGCTGCAGAATTACAATCAACTGAAATAACAGGAGGGGATGTAGGACTGGCAGTTGATTTTCCTAAAGGTGGTTCTGCAACAACTCGTTCTGTGACAATAACAAATACAAATGTAGATTTAGTAAGAGTAAGAGTAAAATTTGATAATTTTTTTAAAATTAAAAAAAACACTGGTAATAGAACCTCAACAAAAGTAGATGTAAAAATTCTTGTCAACCCTAATAATGGTTCTGAACAAACAGTCATAACTAATACAATAAAAGGTAAAAGTTCAGCTGCTTATAGTCGTGATTATGGGATAAGACTTGCTGACATAACTGGCTACAATAATACGACAGGGGAGTCAGATTCATTTTTTCCAATAACTGTCACTCTCACCAGAACAAATAGCGAGGGTGGAAGCAATGTTTTTAATAAAATGAAATTAGCAGGTGTTACTGAAATTATTGAAGATGCTAATAATTATCCGCACGTTGCTTATTGTTCTTTACGTATAAGTGCAGAGGAATTTCCTAATCTGCCATCGAGGGTTTTTCGCTTAAGAGGAAAAAAGGTAAAAATACCAGATAATGCAACAGTTGATACTGCCACAGGCAGATTAACTTATTCTGGTACTTGGGGAGGAAATTTTGCAACTGATAGAAAATGGACCACAGACCCAGCTTGGATTTTATATGACTTATTAGTTTACAATTCTGAAAGAACTGACGAGCAGCAGTATGGTTGTAAATTACCAGAATCTTCAATAGATAAATTTGTTTTCCGTAAAGCTAGTGAATATTGCGGTGAATTAGTAGATGATGGAGATGGTGGTCAAGAACCTAGATTTTCACTAAATACAAATTTAACAACTCAAACGGAAGCATTAAGCATTATTCAAGATATTTGCTCTGTTATGAGAGCAATGCCTTTTTACTCTGAAGGCACAATAAAAATATCTCAAGACGCACCACAAGACTTTTCAAATCCAAATGAAATAAATTTTGATTATGTTTTTAACAATGCAAATGTAGTTGATGGCTTATTTACTTATAGTGGTAGTTCTTTAAAGACTAGATTTACAATTATAAATGTAAGTTATTTTGATTTAGAAACACAAAGATTAGATTATGTAACTGTTAAAGATACCGCAGCAATAGCAAAATACGGAGTTTTTATAAATACTTTAAGAACATTTGGAACTACATCAAGAGGACAAGCACAGAGAGTTGGAAAGTGGTTTTTAAATACACAACAGACTGCAACTGAAACTTGTGTGTTTGAAACAAATATTGCTGCTGGTTCTGTGTTGGAAATTGGTAGTATTATTGGAATTGCAGATAGAGTTAAGGGTGTATCTGTAGATGGTAATGTTGTAGGCAAAAGAAGAGGTGGTCTTGTAAAATCAGCAACTGTTAATCAAGTAGTTGTTGATGATGTTGCTAATACAAATAGGCCAGGTTTGGATG